CGGTGGTGCCGGCCTTGACGTTGATGTAGTAGTGCTCGTTGGCCGGCGTGGGCTGCACCAGTTGGCCGAGCACCACGGCGGCATTATTAGCGCGAGTGGCGATAGTCTTCGGCGCGTAGTGCTCGACCACGGCGGTCAGGTCGATCACCACGTCCCAGGGCGCGGCTATCGGGTACTCGTCCACCGTCTGGAGGCTGCCGCCTTCGATCACCTGCTGGCGCTTGGCAGCCCCCACGCGGCAATCGAAGGTGACCGGCGAGCCGAGCGTGATCGTCTGCCCGCCGCGGCCGTCACTGGTCACGGTCACGGAGCGGTAGCGGCAAGCGTCGGGCAGCGCGGCCTCGGCGGTGGTGCGCATCCCCTCCAGTTCGATTGTGGTCAGGTCGTTCATGCGATCTGCACCCCGGCCCACTGGCGCGCCATCGTCAGGCAATGCTTGTGCAAGTCAGAGCGGTTGAAGCTCTGACCATCGGCCGAGAAGGTGTAGCGGCCCGCTGCCCTGGAGGCCTTGAGCCGCCAGCAGTCGGCGGTCGCGCTGTCCGTGTCGTAACGCTCGCCGGGGTCGAGGGTGTAGGCCGACCAGACGGCGGTACCATCAGTCAGCGTGACCGGGAAGCCGCGCGGCGGGTAGCTCAGGGGCGCCGGCCAGCTCGTCAGCGGCGGGATGGTCGCCCCCGTTGTGCCGGCCGTGCTGATCTGGAAGATCCAGCCGTTGCCGGGGGCGTACTTCTGCCCGCGCACGTAAGCCGTCGAGGCAGCCCACACCCCATAGCGCGCGGTCCTCTGGACAATCGCCAGGACTTCGGCCTCGGTCAGCACCGGGTCGCTGGCGTAGTCGCACTGGAGCATGACGAGTGCTTTGGCCTCGGCTTCGGTCAACTACTTCGAGCCCTGCGGCGCGCTGACCGCCTTGTTCTGCGGGGCGGCGCTGACGGCCTTCGCTTGCGGCTGCGGCTCGGCGGCGGCGCTCTCGGCCGTGGCCGAGGCGCTGTAGGCGTTGTATGCCTCGACGTGCTCCGGCGGCACTTGCAGGCCGGGCGCGGCGACGAGGCGCTGCTTGTCGGCATCGTCGGCCCCGACTACCTCGCCCTTGGAGTTGAGGTAAAGCCGCTTGCCGCTGGTGTTCATGATGGGTCCGCTCGGCATAGTAGCCACTCTCCTTTGCTGGTCGAGCGGGGCGTGGGTGCAGGCTGCACCTTCGGCCCCGCAGATAAGACAAACCTTCGGCACCGGACTAGGCGGCGGACCAGGTGCCGAGGTAGCCGAAGACGTTCCAAGTACCGGCGACGACGCATTCGATCTCGACGTACTCGCCGACGGCATCGGCCACGATGGTAGCGCCGGCCGAGCCCTGCACGTTGGTCGAGGGCAAAGCGATTGTCTGCGTGCCGCTGGGGTCGAGGCTTAGCCCATACGCCGCGAGCACGAGGAAGGAGTACTTGAGGCCCACGGTCGCGGCCGGCAGGGCGAAGATGATCGCACCCGTCGCCCCGGCGTTGGTGTGGCCGGTGCCGTTCTCATTGACCGTCAGCGTGTCGCCGGCGGTGTGCGCTTCCCAATCCCTGGTACCGCGCCCGTTTAATGTCTGGCTCATTGGCTTTGTGCTCCTTATGGCGTGACGATGCCGGCGGTCCGAAGAACGGCCAGCAGCGCGTTTACCGTGGTGATATGCTCGGCGGTCTCGGCGTCCAGCGCGTCCAGGCGCGTCTCGATCTCGGCGCGCAGGGTGACAAGATAGGTCTGCACCGCTGCCTCGTCGGCGAACGAGCCGGGCACGGCGGTCAGGTTGGTGCCGGCCACGTAGGCGGCGATGTTGGCTACCGCCGCCGTGGGGATCGCCAGCGCCAGCGTTGCCAGCTCGGCCGGGGCGGAAGTGGCCCCGGCGTTCATGGCCTCGCGTGCCGCGCCGGCGGTTGCGTCTGCGTATGGCATGGTTCTACTCCTCTAGCGGCTCGACTTTATTTCAAGGAACATTGTTAGCCACTAAGCGATTAGGTCGGCTTCAATGAAGGCTGCTGGCCTGATGATTCCGAAAGCAGCCCGCATCTCGGCCAGCATTGCCACTAAATTTCGGATGAAGAAATCGCTGTGGCTGTCCGAGATCAGGATGTTGGCCTGCTCGCGGTCCCAGAGGATCGCCAGGTTCCAGTCGGCCACCCAGCCCACGCCCACGGCTTGCGCCTCACTCTCGACCACCGGCAAGCCCCAGAGGCGCGGGGTGCCCATCGCCAGGGGTCCGCCGAAGTAGTAGCGGGCCTCGTTGTCTTTGAGCAGGTCCAGCGATTCCCAGTCAATCGGGTTCAGCAGGTAGCCGTTGGGGTTGGCGCGGCCCTCGGTGCGCACCTTCGTGCGGGCCTTGCGCAGCGTCTCGATCATGTTGGTGGACCAGGCCTGCGTGCCGGTGTTGGAGGTCGAGTTGAGGCCGGTGAAGTTCTCGCCGATGCCGTCGCCGTTGACCATCTGGTCTTCCAGTTCTTCCTCCAGGCCGTACATCAGGAGCGAGTTGATCATGGTGCGGATCTGACCGTAGTCGCCCAGCGCGCGGCGCGTGACCGGCACCCAATGGGCGATGGTCTTGACCGTCTCGCTGACCACGGAGAAGGCGAAGGCGCTCTCCGGCTTGGCACCGCTTGACCCGGAGGTGGCGGTCGCCTCGGCTACGGGGGCGGCGGCGTTGGTGATGGCGCCCTGGCGCACGTAGGTCACGGTATCGCTGGAGGTGGTGCCGTTGGTGACGAGCGAGCGCAGCGTCAGCGGGCGCCGGCTGGTGCCGGGGTCCACGATGCCGGTCACGTCGTCAACCACGAAGGCGCCGGCCGAGGTGGCACTGGCGCCGGTGATGAGCGCCTTGAGGTCAACCTTGGGGCTGTGGATGCGCTCGCGGTCGCTGATGTTGCGATCTTTGAAGCCGCCGAGCCAGGCCTTGAAGTCGGGATCCTCCAACACGACGGTGCCGAGATCCTTACCGGGGTTGCGCATGGCGGCGTTGCGCACGATGCGCCCGCCCTCTTTGAGCATGGCGTGAGTCTGCTCGACCGGGACGCTGCCGGCGGGGACTTCGACGGTCTGGCCTTGCCGCTGGTAGAACTTGGCCCGCTGCTCCTGCTCGGCCTTCAGGTCGGCGCCCTCGCGGCCCAGCTCGTCGGCTTCGGCGTAGAGGGTCTTGAGGCGCGTGCGGTCGTCGGCGCCGGGGTCGCTCTCGCCGAGGCGGTCGAAGATCTCCTTGACCTCGGCCTCTTTGGCGCGGATGCCCTGCTGAATTTCCTGTAGTCTGCCCATGTTGTTAGCTCCTGTAGACGGCCATGAGCCGCTGTTGTAAGCGCAGCCATTCCCCTTCCAGGGCGGCTTTCCCGTTAACGGTGTCTTCGGCGCGCGGCTCGGCAAGTTCGAGCAGCGCCTCGATGTCCTTCTCGACACCGCCGAGGCCGCGAATGGCGTCAAGCACCGCGCGCAGGCGATTGGCCGTGGCTTGCGAGATGGTGCGGCCCTCTTTGGCCCGTAGCGCATGTAAGGCTTTGGTTCGCTCCACGTAGGTCCGCACGGCAGCAAGCGCCGCGTCGGAGTGGTCGTCCAGGGACAGGCCGGCAGGCAGCCAGTCTTTAGCCGATTGCACCAGGGCCAGCGGATTAGCCGGCACCGTGACGAGGGAGATTTCAAAGAGGCGAATGGTCTTGAGCAGTAGTCCCTGACCGCCCGGCAGGCTCTCGTCCTTGACTACTTCGGGCTCTTCGCCCAACTCATAGCCGATGGAGGTCGACACGGACTTGCCCCGCTCCAGGCGTTCTTGCGCCACCAGGCGGGCGCGCTGGCTGTCGGGGTCGGAGTGGAAATCGGCGCTGAACCAGAGGCCGTGGTTATCTTCGAAGGCTTCGGTTATCGTGCCGATGGGCTGGTCCCAATTGTGGGATGCGCCGAGGAAGCCGTCACGCAGGAAGTCGGGGAGGTGGGTCTTGAACGCACCGCGCGCCGGGCGCTCGTTGGTGCGGTCGAAGTTTTCGAACGTGCTCGCGTAGCCGCTAATTTCGCCGGCGCCCTCGCGCTTCATCTTGAGTTCGGCCGCTTCTATGACCTTGCGTTGCATTCTGCTGCCCCCGATCCGAGCACAAAAAAAGACCCGCGCCGGCTCGTAATGAGTCGGTTCGGGCCTCGTTGGACCTTGGTTAAAGGATCGTCAGGCGATCTCTGCTATGTGGTTGTGGTCAGGCTATTGACGCAGCCGCAGCGCCAGCACTTGATTGTTACGCGGCTATCCTTGCCTAGTGATACATCCGCCAGGCGGGCGTTACAGCGCGTGCAACGCATCTGCGCGGGTGGCTTGGTGTCTACTTTGTCCCTGGTGTAGTTTAGCATAGTCTGTCAAGAGTGGGCAATACTTGTGCTATAATCCTGCTATGGCTGTCTACGTCCTGGGTCACAAACATCTTCGGCGCTTCGCTCGCATCCTGGGCCGCCCGGTCTATCGTGCGTATCTCTGGCATGATGAGGATCATAGCCCTCATGCCCTCGTCTGGGTCAGCCAGCGTGAAGCGGCGATCATCAACTACAAGACCGGCGAGGTAGTCGCCGCGCCTGAGCGCCAGGACCATGTCGCCTGGCTGGATGGCGCAGACCCGCCCCCACCTGTAGGCTAGTGCCGCCCATTCCCGCTGACCAGCAGCCCCAGCGCCTTCTCAGGCGGCGGTAGCTCGGCGGGCTGCTCGGCGCGCGGTGCGGGTAGCATCGGCGCGGGGGCGGGGCTCTTCAGCGCGTCACCCTCCGGCAGCGGTTCCAGGCCCACCCAGCGGCGCACCTCGTTAGCCGTGGCAAAGCCGGCGTTGTAGACGGCCACGGCTCGCGTCACGGCGTCGTTGCGGTTCTCCTGCAAGGCCTCGACCTCCGAGTAGTCGAAGACCACGCGCTCCCCCGGTGCGCCCATCTCAGGCAGGAGTTGCGTCGTCAGCTCGGCCGACATCAGCGCCTGCGTCGGGATGAGGTTGTTGCGCCAGGCCGCGCGGAAGGCTTCCTCCATGTTCGAGTAGGTCGAGTGCTTGAGGCCGGCGCCCAGGCCGACCACGACGGGATGTATGCCCAAGAGCGCCGGGATGCGCTCCTCCGGCTTGTCGCGCAGTTGCTCCACGCCCATCGTCTCCGGCGAGAAGGCCGGCACCTGGATGCTTAGCGGGCTGGTGCTGACCATGACCCGCCCGCGGTTGTCGCCGCCGAAGTTGGCCTCGTAACTGGCCTTGACGAGCTGCGGGTCGGTGATCGGGTTGTCGGGGTCCAGCGAGGAGATGATCACGCCCGGCACGCCCATGTTGCGCAGGATCGCCGCCGAGTAGCGCGCCGCCTCGTTGTCCGTGTAGACCTCGCGCAGCGCCGCCGCCAGATCCCCTACGCCCCGGCGGGTGTCGTTGAGAGCAAGGCCGTTGCGGAAGTGGACTATGTCCTCGCGCGGCACGGCTTCATGGTTGGTGCCGTTCCAGATCTCGTAGTAGCTGATATAGTCGCCGGGCAAGGTGACGGCGCGGATGATGGTGTGCGGGATGTAGTACAGCTGCACGACCTGGCCGCTACCTGTCCTGACCTTGCGCCAGTAGGCGTTGCCGGCGACGTGGAACGAGTAGAGGGTGGGCTTCCAGAGCAGGGCGCCGGAGTAGTACGGGTTGGGCTGGGCGAGGATCTGGGTCAGCAGATGGTTCTTGACCTGCTCGTAATCGTCGCCGATGGGCCGCTCGACCACGATGGGCGCGGCGGGGAAGTTGTCGCTAATCCAGTTGATGCAGGCCATGACGATGCTGTTGAGGCCGAGGTCGCCCGCCTCCTGGGCATAGTCGATGTCGCCGCCGTAGTATTGGCCCGGCGTATAGGCGCCGTAGTAGACGTTGGTGGTATCGTAGCCCAGGATCAGGGTTTTGAGGCGGGTGCGCAGGCGCTCAAAGATACTCATTTCCGTAGCCCTCGCAGTAGCGCACGGTCGTCGCGCCGCATCAGGTCGTCGTT